CTTTTGCTATAGTCTTTAAGGTCTTAAATTCTATATACTTCTTAAATAAGATCTTCATGTATGTTATGTCATCAAGCATATGTATCTGTCCTATCACCTTATGCTTGAGCTCCGTGAACCTCTCTATATCCTCATGAATCTCATTTTCAAGGTCAACATACTTTGCCACCTTATTGCTCATAGAATCAGCTTTAGTGCTTGTCTGCACTTTCTCAGCTGAATAATCGAATGCCCCTGTACAGGTTGCATCTTCCCTGAGTCCTGCAAGCTCTATCTTCTTCTGTCTGATCTTCACATCAAGAAGCTCCACCTGTTTCAAATACTCCTTCGCTTTCACTGCCTCACCTCCTACTTATTGAATTAAATCTTTCACAGAACCTATCAAGCCTCTTCTGTCCAAAATCGAACTCATCACGTAAGACCATACAGGACATAATCAGGATTGTGTCTATCGTATTTAACTTGATCTTATATACTGACTCATCAAGCTGCTTCTTACTGACCTCAAGCGGAACAAACATGGCTCCTCTGACCTTGAGTTCTTTCTCTGCTGCTTCCATGCCCTGCGTCTTGATGACATTCATCAGCCATGCAGCCCCCGCCATTCTTGCTTCGTGTAGCTTTCTATCTGATTTTGCCACCCTGCTCACTCCTTCCTCATAAACCTGTTCATCAAATGGTTGTCAGGATCCAGCTTCATTCTGAACCCTATCTGTTCCTTATCCTCTATCACTCCCGGATCATTGAGCTCTGCCCCGGCAAGGAAGCTGTGGAGCTCCTTCATGCAGTCTGGACATAAATCCTTTGAATCTGTTACTCCATCGAACACATCAACCATCCTTGCCCTTATTGCTGCTCCGTGTTCAAACGGCAGGTCATAGAACCCGCCGCATCTATCGCATTTGCCTGCATATGCCATTTTCTTCACCTCTCAATTCTTTCAGTTTTGCTTCGGCTTCGGATTTTGTGAGAAAGACGACTTTTCCAATTTCCGTACGTTCCTGTCCGACATACATTCCATGCTTCATTATTCTTCCATCATCGTAAAAGCAATCATATATGTCGTAAGAAAAAGCTCTCATGATAGCCCTTTTCACTCTGCATCAGTACATGGTGCTCATATACCTTGATGATTGTCCATCGCTTCCAAACCCTTATAGGGACATTCTCCTCTTTTCCGTTCTTCGTGAGTATTCTCACCACCCGCCCAGGCCGGCAGATGGTGTTAAATGTAGCTTCTAATTTAAAATCTGTCATGTGTTCTCCTTTTTACTCGGCTTTAATTTGTATTTTTGACCAGTCAACTGTTTGCAGTATGTTCCACAATCTCTCTTCCCGTGATCTCCATGCAGTCTCAGCATATGTGTGTGCTTTTGCGCCATAATGATAATCATTTGACTTCAAATGTTGCACAGCAGCCTCATGTGTGAAGAAAATACCAGAATCCACCGGATATTCTTCATAGTAGCTCATGCTGATATCCAATTCATAAAGCGCATCTTCAAGATCTTCAATGCTATATGCATCATCCATGGCATCTTTTAACTCTTCTGTCCACTTACCTGCATCCTTCAAGCTCTGGATAATCATACTTTTTTGCTCTTCGTCTCTTCTTAAACAGTGCATTTCTCCTTCATATATGACCTCACACGCATTTTCGTCATACAAACAAACACCATCTGGATTATTCAATTCATCTCCATATATTCTTCTATAGTCGCGTATTACCCAATAGCGTGGGTCAGCCTGACATAAATGATCTTGTGTATTCATCTCTCTCTGAAGGTTGACCAAAAAATCTATATCATCTTTAAGTAGCTGACGTTTTTCGGTCGTATCTTCATGTCGTTTCGTTTTCCAAAATTTCGCCATATTAAAAGCCTCCTCTATACAAAACACAACTGTCCATTCTCTTCTTCGCCTATCCTCATGTTTGGCATCCTCTTCCTTACACAAAGTTTTGGAAGATTCGACCTCACCATTGCCGCCGGTATAGGTGGACAGACTGCATTGCCGCATCTTTTAACCTGTTCACTTCTTGAATATGTCTTTCCTGTGCTGTCATGATCTATGATGTAATCATCCGGGAATCCCTGGCATCCATATAACTCCTTTGGCTCAAGCATTCTGAGACCAATGTCCACTATCTGATACTCAACACCTTGGATTGTTACAAGGCCGAACCGGTCTCTTGATGTCACTGTATCAAGCGGCTGTTCTATATCTTGGCCTGTACCCTCTCCGTAGTATTTAATCAGGAATGCTCTGACCTCTCCAAAATGTCCGGCTGATGTTGTCACTGTATGCAGTGGCTCTCTCTCATCCTGTCCTATTCCTGTCTTGTAAAACTTGCTAAGGAACGAAGTCACAAGGCCATATCTGTTTGAACTGTCCACTGTCATGATCGGATTCTCTATACCTTGACCTCGTACCTCGTCTGAATTGGTCTCTGAATGATATTGAATGAGTGTAGGACTTATAAAACATTGCTGATTGCCCTGAATGATGAACGGCTCTGGATTATCCAGAACGAACTTCTTCAGCCCTCTTGCAATCCTCTGCATAGTCTTTGGTGCAAGCGGTCTCACTGCCCGGATACCATACTTCTCTTTGATCTGCTCTGATGTATCAAAGATACTCGGACATGGTAGGCTGAAATCAAGCTGTGTATATGCTCCAACATAAGGCTTGAGCAGTCCCGCCTTGACCTCTTCACTGTCTGCCGGTGCATGTGTAGGCTTTGGCCACATGATAGGTACACCATCACACCTTGCGATCATGAAAAACCTTTTTCTCCTGGTCGGTGCTCCGTAGTCTGCCGCCACAAGCTCTCTGAACTGTACCTCGTAACCCAGTTCGTTAAGTTGCTTTACAAATTGCCTGAATGTATCTCCCTGCTTTGCCCTTATTGGATGATGTCCTCTGTTGAGCGGTCCCCATGTCTTGAACTCTTCGACATTCTCAAGCATAATCACTCTCGGTCTCACAAGTGCCGCCCATCTGCAGGCCACCCACGCAAGGCCTCTGATGTTCTTATCCTTTGGTTTCCCACCCTTGGCCTTGCTGAAATGCTTGCAGTCCGGAGAGAACCAGGCAAGAGCTACCGGGTGTCCCTCACAGGCCTTCACAGGATCAACCGCCCACACATTCTCACAATAGTGCTTTGTGTTTGGATGGTTGACCTTATGCATCCTTATGGCTTCCGGGTCATGGTTGATAGCTATATCAACACTGTATCCTGTTGCCATCTCAATTCCTGTTGATGCTCCACCACCTCCGGCAAAGTTATCAACAATAAGTTCTCCGTTTATCATGGCTGCACCTCTAAGAAATCAAACAACGTCGGTGAATCAACCTCATTCTCCTCAGACTGCAGATATCCAACACCATCTCTGAAGTAATCCGGATTCAGTTCACAACCCTTACCGAACCGGTGCATCTTGACCGCCATCATCGGTACAGTCATAAGACCGCCGAACGGATCATATACCACATCGCCCGGATTGCTGTATCTGTTGATGATCCTCTCAACAATATCAAGCTGCAACGGGCACACGTGCATCGTTGCCCTTCGTCTGCTCTGTGTCGTGTTGAGCGTCCTCATCCTGTTTATGTCATCCCATACCTCAATCTGATTCCAAGATCCCGGAGCAACCACCATGAATGTAGCTGGAAGTCTGCCGTCAGTATCAAGATACTTTGCAAGTGCCACATGCTCCTCATAGTTGTATACGTGCTCTCTGCTGTACTGCCTGTACACTCTCTGTAAGTTATCCACAGATACACCCTCAAGCTCCCCTTTGCTTATCAGTCTGTCTCCTGAGCTTCTCCAGTATCCATGAGCATCTATCTGCCACTGTGCCCTTGTGTATTCGTCTTTGGACTTTGTGACAGGTTCATCAGCATATGCCTTGCTGTGGTCCGTTGGCAGCTTACGGAACAACAAAATGTATTCCGGACATCCCACACCCATCTTGGTGCCATCCTTGCACTGCTCAGTCCATCCGAGCCGGTATGTCTGGTTATTCTCTCTTACAACATCCGTAACCACTGTTATCATTCCAAAATACTGGAAGCCATGACGCATATAGTGTTCTATGCAGTCAGCGTGGAATGGCTCAATCGTCGGCATTCCTGTGCCAGTGGCATTTCCAAACAGCACTCTATCCTTAACGTGGATGGCTGCCACTCTTCCCGGCTTCAGCACCCTCAAAAGCTCCGGTGTCAGGAAGTCCATCTGTTCAAAGAACCTCTCTGTATCCTGATTGTGTCCGAAGTCGTTATAATTTGCGCTGTACTCGTAGTGATTGCCGAACGGTATCGACGTATGTATCAAATCAACGCTATTGCTCTCCATTGCCCTTGTCTCTTCCACACAGTCGCCATACACAGCCTCATAATGCTTACCTCTTACCGTTCTCTCTTCTCTTGTACCTTCCACACCCATCTTCCTCTCTAATCTCTCCGTTTTGTTTGCTGAATCAAGTCCATACTTCTTCACGATCTCGATCATCTTCTTGACCATGTGATTATGATTCTTCCACTTCTCGATCAGTGCATCCTTGATCTCCCGCTCATTCTCCATGTAGATGATGTCTATAACTACTGTGTCCTGCTGCAGGAACCTGTAACACCTATGCACCGCCTGTATGAAGTCATTGAACTCATAGTCAATGCCAACAAATATCTCCCGGTGACAAAACCGCTGGAAGTTACATCCTGAACCACTGATTGACTTCTTGGTGGCAAATAACCTTGTCTTGCCATTACTGAAGTCTATGACTCTCTGCTCCCTAAGGTCGTAATCCATGGATCCGTATATATCCACTGTCTCCGGCAGGGCTTTCTTGATAGCGTGCCTTTCTGCTTCCTGGTCGTGCCACAAGATGAAATTATCCTCAGGTGAGCTGTCAACTATCTCTTTCATCTTCGCAACTCTCTCATCAATGCTCTCACGCTTGACTTTAGCAGCCTCTTTGAGTCCCGTACTTGCCTGAGTGAACAGCTCCATCTGGCCGTCCCTGTCAACTGAATCTCCGTAGTGTATTGGTATCTCGTGCCATCTCACATCCAGTGGCGGGA